AATATTATACGGATGGCCGCTTTTTGGAGCGTGAGGATTTTGAATTAAAGTACAATATTTACATATATGCCATTGGAGTCTCCATATATATAGGACTCCAATACACCAATACATAGAAAGAGTTGAGAGACTCCGATTGACCAAGTCAATATGGCAGCCCCCAATCGGTTTAAAATAAATGCCAAAAATTATTTTCTCACTTTTCCCAAATGCTCTCTAACTAAAGAAGAGGCACTTTCCCAATCATTAAATCTACAAACACCCACTTCCAAAAAATTTATTAGAATTTGCAGAGAGCTTCATGAAGATGGGACTCCTCACTTGCATGTGCTCATCCAGTTCGAAGGAAAGTTCCAGTGCAAAAACAACAGATTCTTCGACCTCACATCCCCAACCAGGTCAGCACATTTCCATCCGAACATTCAGGGAGCTAAGAGTTCAAGCGATGTCAAATCCTATATGGAAAAAGACGGAGACGTCATTGATCATGGAGTTTTCCAAGTCGATGGACGATCAGCTAGAGGAGGTTGCCAATCTGCCAACGACGCATATGCCGAGGCAATCAATTCAGGGTCCAAAGCTCAGGCCCTCAATATACTGAAGGAGAAAGCTCCTAGAGACTTTCTACTTCAATTTCATAATTTAAATTCAAATTTAGATAGATATTTTCAGGAGCCACCAGCTCCTTATGTTTCACCTTTTTCTTCCTCTTCATTCGATCAAGTTCCAGTAGAACTTGAAGAGTGGGCTTGCGAAAATATTGCCGATACCACTGCGCGGCCCATTAGGCCCATAAGTATTGTTATTGAGAGTGATAGTCGTACTGGTAAAACAATGTGGGCTAGGTCGTTGGGTCCACATAATTATCTATGTGGTCATCTAGACCTTAGCCCAAAAATCTACAGTAATGATGCCTGGTACAACATCATTGATGACGTCGATCCCCACTATCTAAAGCACTTTAAGGAATTCATGGGGGCCCAAAGAGAATGGCAATCAAATACAAAGTACGGGAAGCCAGTTCAAATTAAAGGCGGAATTCCCACTATCTTCCTCTGCAATCCAGGACCCAACTCCAGTTATAAAGAGTTCTTGGATGAAGACAAGAATTTTGCACTTAAAAACTGGGCTTTGAAGAATGCGATCTTCGTCACCCTCGAAGGCCCACTCTACTCAGGTTCCAATCAAAGTGCAACACAGGCTAGCCAAGAGAGGGACCAGGCGTCGACGAGTTGATCTACCGTGTGGCTGCTCTTACTTCATAGCATTAGCCTGCCACGACCATGGATTCACGCACAGGGGAACTCATCACTGCAGCTCAAGCAGAGAATGGCGTGTTTATCTGGGAGATTCAAAATCCCCTATATTTCAAGATAACAGAACACCACAACCGGCCATTCCTGATGAACCAAGACATCATCACCGTCCAAGTACAGTTCAATCACAACCTGAGGAAAGTGTTGGGGATACACAAATGTTTCCTAGTCTACCGAATCTGGATGACATCACAGCCTCCGACTGGTCGTTTCTTAAGGGTATTTAAGACCCAAATACTTAAGTATTTAAATAATTTAAGAGTTATAAGTATTAACAATGTAAATAGAGCAGTTGATCATGTATTATGGAATGTATTACACCACGTTGTATATGTAGACCAATCATATTCAATAAAATTCAATCTTTATTAATCTTAATTTGTTACAGAATCGTAGAAGTAACTCCTAACTTTCAAAGTAGCATACACGGGGTTAGAGGCATGAGTACATGCCATATACAACAACAAAGCATTCTCAGTGTGATTCTCATACTTCCCAGCTTCTTGATGATTATAAACCACATAGTTATTAACACGATAGAACTTCCTAATTATAGCTTGTTCCTTAGCAGCATATTGACCGCCTGTGACTGTTGCTTGAAACCTCCTCAGCACCTGAAAACGATCACGCTGGTCGTTCTTCACAGTAGCCGTAGAAGGCTCATTATCATAAACATTGAACACTTGTTGGAAATCATTTGGGGTTCCTGTAGGACGCCTGTCTCTCACAATCCAGAACAAAACAGTATTAGTATGGTTCTTGGTTTTGATGTTCTCGTCCATCCAAATCTTGCCGACAAAATACAAAGACTTCACACAGAAACGTTTCCCTACTCGATGGGTCAAACCCATTCCCCTCGTGACATCAGACAAACATATAACCTTACCCATATGACCAATATCGTTCTTAGCATCGAAAGATTGGACCTTACATGGGCCTTCACATCCCTTGGGAACATCAGGGCTTCTGTACATCCTGTACATTCTGGGCTTCCGGTACATGGGCCTGTTCGCCCATGCCTTTGCCTTGGTGACGCGGACAATGGGGGCAGCAGCACGGTTCACATATGGGCTGTCGAAGCTGAGACGACGGCGTACCTTCGAAACGGGCGTGGAAATGATTATATCTGCTGGACGCTTCGACATAATTTCTAGCCCTAATTACTGAAATTAAATCCCTAATTAAATCGTAACCTAATGTGTCAGGGGAATAAGTCTTTTCTGCTAACTGCAGATATTTAACTGCTAACATACATCTAAAACCGTGAACGGTTTCGGGAAACTCGTTTAACAATGGATCCCACATAGTACAAAAGATACTACTTAGGGACGAAGTTTAAATAGGGGACCACAAAATAATTAGGCTTTGAGCGCGTCATATGATTGGTTCGCATGTCCTTGTCAGTTAGTACGTTGAAGGGCCCACAAAAAATTCGCGGCCATCCGGT